ACAGCAGGTGCAGTTCCTTTTGGGCAACGGTGTTACCTTTGAGAGCGAGGAAACCAAAGAAAAGCTAGGCAAGAGTTTTGACAGCCAAGTACAGAAGTTGGCTAGATTTGCACTTGTCGGCGGTGTTGGTTATGGGTTGTTTAACAAAGACCACATTGACGTATTTTCTGCTCTTGAATTTGTCCCGTTGTGGGACGAGGAAAATGGCGCATTACGTGCAGGTGTAAGATATTGGCAGATTGATGATGATAAGCCTTTGAGAGCCACTTTCTACGAGGATGATGGCTACACAGAATTTATCCGCAGGGAAGACACGGAGGGTAAAGAAAGCGTACTGGAAATCATGCAGGAAAAACGGGCATATATTGTTCGCTCCGTTGCGTCCGATGCAGATGTAGCAGACGGCGATGTTATCTATGAGGGCATCAATTACCCGACATTCCCGATTGTGCCGTTGTGGGGCAACCATTACAAACAATCCGAGTTAGTCGGCATCCGTGAGCAAATCGACTGCTATGACCTTATTAAGAGTGGATATGCAGACACCATTGACGAGGCATCTTTTATTTACTGGTCTATCTCAAATGCGGGTGGCATGGATGATATTGATGTTAAAGAGTTCATGGACAGGTTGAGGAGATTGCGTGCGGCGATTACCACAGACTTCCAAGCGACCGCAGAACCGCATCAAATTGAGGCTCCATACCAAGGCAGAAGTGATTTGCTCGACCGCATCCGTGCAGACTTGTATGAGGATTACCAAGCACTTGACACCAAGAACTTGGCAAGCGGAGCGGTAACGGCAACACAGATTGAGGCGGCTTATGAGCCTGTTAACTCTAAGGCTGACGATTTTGAGTATTGCGTTACCACGTTTATCGACGGTATCTTGGCTATCATGGGCATTGATGATGAACCGACATACAGCAGGTCTATGATTGTTAACCGTACAGAGGAAATCCAAACCGTATTGCAGGCGGCGCAAGCATTGGAACCCGATTATGTCATGCAGAAGATTTTGACGCTTTTGGGGGATGGCGATAAATATGCAGAAATGCAGGCGCAAGTAGATGCAAACGAGATTGCTCAAATTATCCCCGAAATTGATGAGGAAACCGACGAGGTTGAATAATGAAACTTTCCGAGACAGGGCAACCCGACAACGATAAAGTCCTTGCCAAAATCGAAAAGAAAATCAATAAAGAGTACACCATCGCCAACAAAGAGATGGAGAAAAAGCTAAAGAACTACATGAAAAAGTTCGAGGCTAAAGACAAGGAAAAGAAAAAACTTGTCAAGAGTGGGCAATTGTCTCAAGAGGATTACATCAAATGGAGACAGGGCAAAATTGTTGTGGGCAAACAATGGGAAAGCATGTGCCAAGTCCTTGCCGAGGATTTAGACAACAGCAGGATTATTGCACAGCACATTGTTTCCGACGATTTGCCCACGGTATATGCTAATGGTGTGAACTATGCTACCTATCAGATTGAAAAGCAGGGGCATGTAAACACCAATTTTACATTGTATAACCACGATGCTGTGGAAATCCTTGTTTCTGAAAATCCAAAACTTTATCCCGACCCTACGATGGGTTCCGAGACTTGGAAAAAGTTGAAATCCAAAGAGGTTCAGAAGTGGAGCAAGGCAAAGATAAACTCGTCTATTACGCAGGCTATCCTGCAGGGTGAGGCGATTAACGCAGTTGCCAAAAGGCTCCGCAAGGTCACGGACATGGATTATAAGGCTAGTATCCGCAATGCTAGAACGATGGTTGGCTCTGCCCAAAATGCAGGGCATCAGCGCAGTTATGAGCGTGCCGAAAAAATGGGTGTAAACCTTGTCAAGGTATGGGTATCTACCATTGATATGAGAACACGGCACACCCACGCTGTTATGGATGGGGAAAGCGTTGCGGTAAAAGAGAAATTTTCCAACGGTTTGTTATATCCAAAAGACCCGAACGGTGCACCAAGTGAAATCTATAACTGCAGGTGTAGAGAAATTTCGCAGGTCAAGGGATGGGAAAAGACACCGGGTTCGCTTTTGTCGGGAGAAATCCCAAAAGCAGGCAACATGACCTATGATGAGTGGAAACAATGGCACAGGGATGCGCTAGATGGCAAATACAAGAAAGTCGCCAAGGGGAAAAAGGTGGACGATGTTTTTGCAAAAGTCGGGAGCAGGAGTTACCACGACATTATCAGTGAAATGGAAAAACTCGGCATAGATACAGATGATTTGTCGGATGCCATCTTTGATGAGGTCTTTGACAAAGATATTTCCATGAAAGACTATTTTGAAGGTGTCGTGAATGGCAAGTTCGAAAACGAAAAAGTAAGGACTGCCTTGAAAGACATTTTTGCCGAGGCAGACAGAGCCGAGGAAGAGGCTAAAAAACTCGCTAAGTATAAAGAGGTTGCAAAAGCTAGGGGTGGCAGTTATCCGAGAACACAAGCCTATCTTGATAATTTGTATGACGTTGCGTCTGCTAAAGCAGAAAATGAACGTGCGCTCCAACTTATCGAGAAAAACCGCAAAGAAATTGCCACAAAATTCGGCGTTTCTGAGAAAGAGGCAGGCGAGTTGCTCGACAATGGTATTGCAAAGATTATTGAAGATAGCGAAATGACAATTGCCATTGATGCGGACAGATTTGCTAAGGTTCTCGATGATGGATACTTCAAGAACCAGTTTGAGACTCAAAGTTCGGGAGGCGCATTGAATTTTGACGGCAGAAAAAAATGCGAGTTCAAAGAGTTTAATGTTCCTAAAGGTGCTGAAATTCTTGACGCAGACAGACCTGTTTACGGAGCGTTACAGCCTAAGTTTGACCCCGACGATGCCACGACGGTGTTTTATTATCAAAGCCTCGGCGGTGCGTCTTATGGTGACGGCATTAAGGTTGCGTTAGATAAGGAAAAAGTAATCAACAATGCCACCATGACTATTGGCGACTCATTAAATCGCCAGTACAGCATTTTTGGAACTGAAATGAGTGCTCCAAAATTCACGGGTACTGGGTCTCCTAGGGAATTGGAAAGTATTGCAAGCGTTGGCAATGCGGAGATAAGTGGTACCGAGGGAATAAAGAAAATGCACGGGGAGTATTATGAGTTCCAGTTGCACGGCAAGGAGGCTCACTCCATCGATGTTATCAAAGAGGTTCTTATTGATGCAGAGCAATGTACTGCGTCTTGGCACGTTCGGTCAAAATCTGCGGTTATCCAAAAATGTAATGAAAAGGGCATACCGTGGAGATTGTATGGAGACAAAGATGCAGTAGCAAGAGCAGAGGCGGCTCTAGGGCTGACTTGACTTTTTATTCCTTTTATAGTATAATTGCTATAAGGAGGTATATACATGAAATTAATTGCGGTGAGCGACAATCTTTACATGTTTGTCGACAACAAAGAAAAACCGCCATATGAGGAACAAAAATGCTTAGTCTATGACATTTTGGCAGAAAAGGTGCGTATGCAACCAATGCCTGTCGGGTCATGGACGGCACGAGTTTTCCCGTGGCGGGAACCGACAAAAGAAGAAATCGAGAAAGATTGGTCGTTTGTAAAGTAAAAGGGTGGGCAGAAATGCCCGCCTTTTTTATTTGGAGGAGTTATGGCTAAAAAAGTTAGTGTAAAAGTAGTATCACACAAAGATGAGGTACTGGCAGAATTTAAGCACATGAAAGCCGTTGCGTTGGAGGCAATCGGCACACAGGCAGAGGGTAACGTGTCTTTAGAAATCCAAGTCATGGGTGCTATTGACACAGGCAACCTGCTGGGCAGTATTGACCACATGACGGATGAGGACAGTGCGTATGTCGGAACAGATGTCGGGTATGGTTATTGGGTTCATGTGGGAACAAGCAAGATGGAACCGAGACCGTTTTTGGAAAAGGGCATTACAGAGTTTGCTGATGAGTACCGAGAAATTGCCGAAAATTATATGAGAAAAGATTAAAAAAGGTATTGACATTATGCCTTAAAAGGTGTATTATATAGTTGTAAGAAAGAGATACACCTAAACAACAGGAGGTAAAGAAAATGACTTACAATGCACATGAAAAAACCGCCCTTCACCTTATCGCTGAACTGATGAGCGAACTCATTGGTGGATATGAAAACGAGATGCTTGATTTCTTCCCCGAAGATGAAGAGTACAAGCGTGCTTATGAGTTCCTGCACATGGGACACGACAACCTCGTTGATTACATTCATGAGTGTCTGATGGATGAGTGCAAAGGCAAAGACGCACAGCACCTCAAGTTCGCAGGAAATGAGTTCATTGATGGAAAGATTAGTGCTAAACTTACAAAGTGGGGTTATTAAAAAGGGAGCAGGCTGAAAAGCCTGTTCTTTTTTTATCTTTTTTTAAAAAAGTACTTGACATATTATTGTTTACATTACTACAATGAAATTGTGTAAAATTGCATATCAAGCGGAAAAGGTTAGCTACCTGCATATGCCCACCCCGTATGCTACGCTTATATGACTTCGGTCGGGGAAGTTCCTCGACCGATTTTATTTTTGCTAATCAGAAGAAATTGACCGAAGAAAAGGAGCAAAAAATGGCACGACTTACAAGAAAATTTTTGACCGCACTTGGAATTGAGGACGAAAACGTCCAAGACCAGATTATTTCTGCACACACCGAGGCTACCGATGCTCTCAAAGAACAGAGGGACGGTTACAAGGCAGACGCAGAGAAGTTGCCCGAAGTCCAAAAGGAACTGGACACCTTGAAAGAGCAGTCGGGAGACAAAATCAAGGCGCAGTACGACAAGCTGAAAAAAGACTTTGATAATTACAAAGAGGAACAACACCAAAAGGAAGTTACCGCCAATAAAAAGTCCGCTTATAAGGGGCTTTTGAAAGAAGCAGGAATTTCCGCAAGCCGTATTGATGCCGTCTTGAAAGTTTCCGATGTTGATGGACTTGAGTTCAACGAAGATGGAGAAATCAAGGACAAAGACAAGATGATTGAGAACATCAAAAAGGAATGGGCAGACTTTATTGTGAAATCCACGGAAAAGGGTGCTCAAGTGGGCAATCCTCCTGCTAATGGAGGGAAAGCACTTAGCCGTGAAGAAATCCTTAAAATTAAGGACACCTCGGAGAGACAGAAAGCAATTGCGGAAAATCTTAGCGCATTTGGGAGATGAATAAATGGCTACTAATGTTGAAACTCTGACTAACGCAAGAGACAATTTGCCGAACGTCTACACGGCTATTACGGCTCGTGAAATCGACTTTGTTACCAGTTTCGGCAAAAACTGGGATGCTCTGAGAGAAATCCTCGGCATTATGCGTCCTATTAGAAAGGCTCCGGGCACTACCCTTGTTACCTATACCGCTAGTGTTACCCTTGAAGATGGAGCCGTCGGTGCGGGTAAGGTTATTCCTTATTCTAAGGCTACCGTTGCTAAAGCGGGTAAAGCTGACCTTGACATTCTGAAATATGCGAAAGCTGTTCCGATTGAGGATGTCAACAAGTATGGTGCAGAGGTTGCTATTCAAAAGACCGACGAGGCTTTCTTGAATGAACTGCAAACCAAAGTTCTTGATGATTTCTACACCTTTATGACCGGTGATACCTCGGCTATGACGTCCACGGAGACTTCTTTCCAAATGGGTGTTGCCATGGCTATCGGCAAGGTCAAGGACAAGTTCAAGAAAATGCGTAGAAATGCGTCTGACATTGTTTTGTTCATCAACACTCTTGATGCTTACAAGTATCTTGGTGCGGCTGAAATCACCGTTCAAACGGCTTTTGGCATGGATTACATCGAGAACTTCATGGGTGCTAGAACTGTTATCCTTTCCTCCGAGATTGATGAGGGTAAAATCTACGCTGTCCCTGCTGACAACATCGTCCTGTACTATGTTGACCCCGGCGACAGCGAGTTCGCTAAACTCGGTTTGAATTACACTACCGAAGGTCAGACGAACCTTATCGGTTTCCATGCCGAAGGTAACTACACCACGGCTGTCGGTGAGTCCTTTGCTCTTATGGGCATGACGCTGTGGGCAGAGTATGCCGACGCTATCGCTGTTGTTACGGTTGACCCGTCTCACAAGGGTGAATAAAAATGGCTGACGTAATCACTCGCAAAGAAATGTACCTTGCGTACCTTGCCGGTGAAGACGTGAACCTCCCCGAACCCATCACACGTGAGGAGCAGTTATTGTACAAGGCATGTTTAATGTCTGAGGCTTACGTGGATGAGGACGGGACTTTGGTTATCTGAATAGGAGGCTAAAAATGCTGACCGAAATTTGTCAATATCTCAAAAATTGGTTCAACAGAGGGCTACCGAAGTATGTCGGCGAGTTTACTATTCAAAAAAATGTTGATGATACCCTAGACATTGTGTACGGCGATGAGCCGTTGACGTTTCTCGCAGGGCAATACGTTCGCATAGTCGGCAGTATTTTAAATGATGGGGTACACGAGTTTCCGTTCAGCGACCTCCATGAAGAAACATTCAGCGGTTCTGTATGGTCAATGGCTGTTCCTAAAGCAGTCGTTGACCTCTCCGTTGAAATTGAGGCATGGCAAGAGAAAAATGGCAATATCAATAGCCAAGCTATGTCGCCTTACCAGTCTGAGAGTTTTGGTGGTTATAGTTACACGAAAGCCACCAATTCGACAGGAAGTGCGACAGGGGCAAGTTGGCAATCTGCTTTTGCTGACCGTCTTGTTTTGTGGA